GACGCGGTTCTTCTATGGTGAGGGTTCAGATTCCGGCGATAAGGCACTTGCCAAGGCAAAGACTATGTGTCTCAAGCAGTTTTTGCGCCAATGCTTTTTGATCGAGACAGGCGATGCCGACGCAGACAAAGAAACGCCGCCCGAATCTGTGACAATGACCGCCGATGCGGCTAAACTCAAGGCGTTGCCGCAAGACATTAAAAACGGTTTTGGTTGGCTGAAAAAGAACTCACCCGCACAGACCGACGCGAGCTATCGCAAGGGCGTTCTGATGATTATCGACGCGAACAATAATGACCCGGAAGCTTTACGCAGTTTCTTACGTGACAAGGGGTGGCGCGGCAACGTAGATGAAAGCGACCTTGCCGCACAGGTGACGCCGTCATGACCTCACAACAAAGAACACGCGCCCGACAACGCCTTGAAAAACTTGGCTTGCCCGTGCCGGACGACCTGAAAAAGTACGCGCGAGGCTGGCAGAAAGAAAAAGCCAGAAAGACAGAGCCGCCAAAGAAAAAGCCGAACATGACAAAGCGCGAACGGTTCTACGCGCGGCAAAGGTTCATCGCTATGGGCTTGACTGTCCCTGATTGGTGCGCGACTCAGACGCAAAGCAAGCCAATCCCGACAACTAAGGGCATGACCATGCAGCAGTACGAGAGCTTTGAAAAACCTGTGTGGGCCACGTTCAAAGCGGTCGACTCCACAGGAGACGCATGGTTTTTCGAGACTGAACCTCGACTTAATAACGGTGCATGGAGCTGCGCACAGCGAATCAGTTTTCTCGGTGAGGTAGCGTGTCCGAATTTCGTTAAGTCAAAGAGGCGCATATGAGCACGTTTCTAAAATGCATGCACTTTATACTGATTTGCCTCACGGTGTTCGTGTGGGCTGTAACTGTTTTCGGGTTCTTTATGCTTCGCGGTGTGCTGAACGACCAACAGGCAGACGGGCAGACATGGATTGCAGCCTATTTTGTCGCGACATGGTTTGCGTTGATATTCTATTCTATTGGCCGTGAGTGGCTGAGGGGGAAAGAATGAGCGACCAGCCATGGACGCCGCCGACCGGCCCCGATTGGACAGAGCCGGATTTGCAAGGATATAAACCCGACATGACTGAAGCCGAATGCACGAGGCAGGTCAAAATCCGCTATCCATTTTGTGTATTCAGCGGAGTACAATATGGAGATGATGCGCACGTATTCCCGCGTTCGACTCACCCACAGCTTTCGACTGACGTTTTTAATCGCGTCAGGATAGAGCGACGGCACCACAGCACACTTTCAGCCTGTTTCGACAAATACGCTGACGGCACATATCGTGACATCGGCGAAAAAATCTACATGCTTGAAAATTGGACGCAGCCCGAAATCCGGCAGAAGGTCAAAAGGCAGATTGCACTTTTGCGGTTGTCATGCGAGTACCACCGCGTTCCATGGCCTGAGATCAAAGAGCCGAAAGACGCCGACGCGTTGCGGTATCAAGGTAGGTTACAGTGACCGACGAGCAAAACGAAACTATCCAAAGAATCGACGCGCTACTGTCTGATCCGTGGTCGCATGACATCGGGCATTTTGTGAACGCTTGTGAAGAGCTACGCGATATTATCGACATACTGAATAAACAGCTTAACGCGTCACAGATGATCGGGAAAGCATTGGCGAGCGTGTCATCGGGGGAGTTGTGAGAGAGCTATTCTCAGTCAGCAACCACCGCCCGACGCACCCTGATTCATTCAGGAAACTGCTCGAAGCGAATTTGTCAAAGTTAAAAGACGGACTGTATTGGTTCGAGATGAAGCGCGTCACAGAAAAGCGGACACTGAACCAAAACTCGTACCTGTGGGCCTTGCTGACAATACTTGCCGAGGCTTGCGGATTAGAGACGCCCGAAGCGATGCTCATGGTTATCATGCAGCGACTCGGGCGCACCTACACGGTCAATGTTTTGGGCGTGCATGTTATGCAGCGTCAGTCTATACGGGCCGACGACATAACAGAATGCGGCGCAATCATTGACGAGTGTTTTGTGATAGCAAGTTTTTTGAACGAAGACCGCGAGCCCGAGCATCACATTATTTTGCCTGTGCCGCCGCAGAAGGGGGATAAGTGAGCAAAGACGAAAAGCCCGAATATAAATGTAATCAGTGCGGATGGTTAGGAATGTATTCAGACATAACTTACGAAAATACGTGCAACGAACCTGGCTGCTGTACAGAACCTGTTTGCCCTGAATGTGGGTCGAGTTGGCCTGCGCCATTTGATGATATAATTGAAGAGGCGCAACCATGACCGGCCACAAATTCCGCAGACCTGACAAAGACTGCATAACCCACGCCGAACTATTACGCCGGTTCGATTACGTAGGGAAAGAAGGCCTGAGACGTAAAGACTCATCACGCGGCAAGACCGGCAACGTCAATACGACCGGATACGTCAGAGTTCAGATTGACGGGAAAAGCTACCTCATGCATCGCGCTGTATGGTTCTACCATAAAAAGAAATGGCCGCTAGAGATCAATCATCTTGACGGCGACAAGCTAAACTGCGCAATCGAGAATCTTGAAGACTGCGACCGCAAAGCAAACCAAACCCATGCACTCGGCAAGCCCTGCGCTGCGTACGTCGGGAAGAAAAAGGTTGCCGCTTTCCCGTCGATAGCAGATGCGGCAGCATGGGCGAAAGTGAGCATATGGGTTCTGAGAAACGCAATAAAAAGCGGGGCAGAAAAAGCGGGTCATCGGTGGGAACGCGCATGAGAATCCTGGTTGCCTGTGAGGAAAGCCAGGCTGTCACGAAGGAGTTTCGTGCATTAGGTCATGAGGCCTATTCATGCGACATAGAGCCATGTTCGGGGGGGTATCCTGAATGGCATTTGCAAAAAGACGTGCGCCAGGTTCTCGAAGAGCTGTGGGATATGATTATCGCTTTCCCGCCATGCACAGACCTCGCGAGCAGCGGCGCGGCATGGTTTGCGCAGAAACGGGCAGACGGTAGGCAGCAAGCGGCTATAGAGTTCTTTATGCTATTTGCAAACCACCCATGCAAAAAGATTGCGATTGAAAACCCGGTGGGGATAATGTCAACCGTATGGAGAAAACCAGATCAAATAATCCATCCTTGGCAATTTGGGGACGCAGTAGAAAAGTCGACGTGCCTTTGGTTGAAAGGTGCAAACAAACTCTTGCCAACCTCAATAGTCGGGCGTGGCGATTTCGTGACATTTGCAAGCGGCAAAACGATGCCTAAGTGGTATGCAGACGCATGGCGTCTAAAACCGCACGAACGCGCAAAATTAAGATCAAAGACATTCCCCGGCATTGCGAAAGCCATGGCCAAACAATGGGGCAACCATGAGTAAAGACAAAGACACCCGCGCAATCGGCCTATTCGTCAAAGGCGCAACTAAGCCCTTTCGCACGGTCAAAAGCCAAGCCGAGGCCGTACACCTAACCGGCTACAAATCTGCCCATATTTCGCGCTGTCTCGCAGCTCAGTCTAAGTACTCTATTAACGGGGTTTACTGGCGGTATATATGAGACATGGCGCGATTTCGATTTGATAACCGTCTATCAATTACGGGTAAAAAAATATGGCTTTTTGGTTGACGTGAAGACGCAAAAATGCAACTTTTTTTGGCACCTTCAACCGCTTTTGTGTAATATATACATAGAGCGCAGGGGCGCAAGGGAGAGAAAAGATGTTAAGCAAAGAAGAGAAAAAAAAGGTAGTTGAGTATATGCGAAGTAAGTATTTAGCAGAAAAAGTTAAAGTATCTAAAAATGACAGCGTGTTTTATGACGTGCCGTTCGTGTTTAACCCGCGCTTGCCTAATTATAGGTTAGAAAAGCCTACTCGGTTTCATCATGAAAGCGCACGAACAGTTCTGCGAAAATTGGCAGCAGATCAATGACCGCCGCCCACCCATTAACAGAGAGCGCAAGGGCGCAAGGGAGAAAAATGAAAATGAAACGATATAAAATTAAAAGAACGAAAAAGGCAACGAGAGCATTCGAGCGTTCAACTATGGGAGAAAATAGCGGCAATCGTAAGGCGTACAGATTAGCGGACATTTGGGACAGCCTATATATAAAAAACTACCATCACGGCCTTACATCAAAACAGTATGCATTTTACAAAAAAGCAGACAATTATTTAAAATCTATAGAAGACGAATTTAAGATATGCGGCGGCTACGCATGAACTCAACCCACCCACTAACAGAGAGCGCGCGCCGCTCTCTCATGTTTGCCAGAGAAGCTCTGACAAAGTACATCCGTGTCCAGATAGAGAAAGCCGGAACCGACTACGCTTTGGCAGAGAAAACAGGCATACCGCGCAGCACGATCACAACCGCTCTCAGACGCCAGAACGTGACAGGGCTTTTGCGGGTAGCTGAGAAGATAGAGCGGGCCATATAACACCATGAGACACTACTCACAGGCCCACAGTGGCGACGAAACCGGCCCGGCCATGTCTAACGTAGACAAATTGCAAAAGGCGCTCGAAGCGGCTGAAAACATGACAGACGCAGAATATGAACAGCTTTACAATCAGGCAAAAGGTCTGCCGGATATTGTAAGTTTTGAAGAGTACGACTATTTAGTACGCCGTGAAAAAACGCTAAAAGAAATACTGCCAAGGCCGAAACTATGAGAGCAAGGACGCACAAAACCCGCCAAGGACGGCACGAGGTTTTCTCATGTTACAAATCAAACTCCGCGTATACAATGCACGGGATAAAGAATGCTCACTCTGCGGGGCGACGCCTGACCACGTATGGAAATTCGGGCCTGTCTCTGTCGATGTGCGCGCGCATACTTTTTGCGATTGCTGTATGTTTTTAGTTGACGCACCGAGTGCATAGAGTAAGTTAATCCGTCGGCGAGGGGGAGCAATTCCCCCGCCTTCGCTTGCAACCAAAAGCAAAGTCAAAAATTTGGAGCGAAGGTTATATGACTTATGCAGAACTTGTCGCAAGCAAGCGACATTCAATTGGCAATTGTGGAGTAGAAACAAACTACACCCCCGACTCGCTTTTTGATTATCAAAAGTATGTACTTGACTATGCCGTCAAAAAAGGGCGATGCGCTGTCTTTTTGGACACAGGTTTAGGCAAGACGTTAATCGAATTGTCAATAGCCAAAAACTACGTCAGGGCAACGAATCGCCCGTCGCTGATTATTACGCCTCTGGCCGTGGCGTTTCAGTTTATCCGTGAGTCGCAAAAATTCGGGATTGATGACGTAGAGTATTCAAAAGACGGCAAGTATTCAAAAAAGATTGTCATCTGCAATTATGAGCGGTTAGAGCATTTCAAGCCAGAAGACTTCGAGTGTGTGGTTCTTGACGAGTCAAGCATATTGAAAAACTTCGAAGGTTCAATAAAGGGTCAGGTGACGCGATTTCTAAAGCGGGTGAAATACCGCTATCTATTCACCGCGACACCATCGCCAAACGACTTTATAGAACTTGGCACGTCAAGCGAGGCCCTCGGTTACATGGGTTACACCGACATGCTGACGAAGTTTTTTAAGAACAATGAAGATACCATAAGCCCGATGAACATAGGCACCGAATGGGTATTGAAAGGCCATGCGCGCGACGCGTTCTTTCAGTGGGTTTCGGGGTGGTCTATATCTATGCGCCGGCCATCAGATATCGGATTCTCTGACGAAAAGCACGTCTTGCCATCTTTGAACGTAGTTGACCATGAAGTCACGAACGATCACAATATGGTAAGCGAGGGCCAAATTCTCATGTTTGCGCAACAGGCGCGACGGCTTACCGATGTCCGATCTGAGCAAAAGATTTCAACCGAGAAACGTTGCCTAAAGGCTGTGGAGTTGGGGTCTCAAAGCGAGTTCTGTGTGTACTGGACGAACTTAAATAACGAAGCCGACCTAATCAGGGTCAACGATAAAGACGCGGTAGAGATTCGTGGCGGGATGTCTCTTGACCAAAAGGAAGAAATACTCACGGCGTTTGCCGAAAAACAAATAGGCCGGCTGATTACTAAGCCAAAAATAACCGCGTTTGGTTTGAATTGGCAGCACTGCGCGCATACCGTATACTTCCCGACGTTTAGCTATGAGCAGTACTATCAGGCCATCCGCCGCTTCTGGCGGTTCGGTCAAACGAGCGAAGTGCGGGTAGATCGTGTCTATGCCGAGTCAATGCAAAAGGTTATAGAAAGCCTAAATGTGAAGGCTAAAAAGGCAGAAGAGCTATTCGCTAAGCTGAACGCGCATTTGCATAGTTCGTATGAAATAGCATTGAAAAACAATATCGAAAAAATAAAAAAGCCGAATTTCTTATAGGAGAGAAAATGGAAAACCAAATAGTTAATGATGATTATGCGATATACCACGATGACTGTATGAGAGTTATCGGAGAACTACCAGACGAGTCTGTGGATTTCAGCGTATACAGCCCGCCGTTCGCGGGGCTTTATAATTACTCGTCAGACCCAAAAGACTTTTCAAACTGTGAGAGCAAAGAACAATTTTGTAAGCAGTATGAATTTCTGATTAAAGAAAAAGCACGAGTAACCAAGCCGGGGCGGATTACTGCCGTTCATTGCACAGACGTGATGAACAGTAAGACAGAAGACCTGTGGGACTTCCCGCACGAGATAATCAGGATGCACCAAGAAGCGGGGTTCACGTATAAGAATCGAATCACGGTATGGAAAGAGCCTCTCAAGGTGAGAATGCGCACTATGGTTAAAAGCCTGATGCACAAACTCATAGTAGAGGACTCTTCACAATCCTTTACTGCCATGCCTGATTACGTGCTGATTTTCAAGAAGAAAGGCGAGAACAAAGTACCAATCACGCACCCGAACGGCCTGACAAAATACTTTGGTGAAACGCCGATGCTGCCCGCGATGATTCGCGCCTATGGTACATGGGAAGAAATAAACGAGCGTTACAAGAATCACTCCGACCCGAGAAGTAATAAGCTTTCTCACATCATCTGGCAGCGTTACGCGTCGAGCGTATGGGATGATGTGCGAATCGATGAGGTTTTGCCTTTTCGCGAGGCGAGAGGAGAAGACGACGAAAAGCACGTCCATCCGCTGCAATTGGATGTAATTGACCGTCTTGTCACGCTTTACTCTAACCCCGGCGAAGTCGTATTGACTCCATTCATGGGCGTTGGCTCTGAGGTCTTTTCCGCAGTGTCTCTCGGCCGTAAAGGAATCGGGGCAGAGTTAAAAGAGTCGTACTTTGCACAGGCTATTGAGAATATGAAAACGGCCAAAACTCGGTTTACGGAGGAACGGCAAACTACGCTTTCGGACATTGAAGGCGAATTATAAAACACCTTGACACCGCGCCTCTCTGAGGTAGAGAGACTTGCCGAAAGGCGCACCGTTTCGCAGCGGTAAAATAACTGAAGGGCAGAGATAGCCAAAGCGGCTGCCCTCTCACAC